TCCCTATAAAATAACCAAGAGAGAAATCCTCACCAGCAGCCCGAAAAATCTCCCAACTAGATGTATTAATAGCATTAGCAGCACTCGGGACACAAGGAGCGCAATAATAATTTCTCTCGTAAACATCCAAGGTTCTAGTTGGCATAGCACTACCAAAAGTGCCACTAGAAACTGTATTAAAAATAGCATTGGCATAAGAACTATGACCCTTAGTGTACTGTGGAAAGGTAGCTGAGAACATAGGTGTTGACACGTCATTAATCTGATATGAACCATTACCAAAAGTGCCTTGGATAACATTGCCAGAAGTGGTTAACGGAGCAAAGTCGCTAACGGAAACCCCGTTATTGGGATTACCCCATGTGACATACCATGGTTTACCATTAAGAGGACATCTTATACGAACGCGAATAGAGCCTCGGTAAAGCACGAAGCAGGTGGCCCAAGAGGAAAGCCAATCAGTAGACATTGGGTGGTCTCTCCAAGCGCCAGCATTGGAATTTATAGCTTGATCCCAATAACTCCCACCAAAACAATCCGGTTTAAACACCAGACCATTAGCGGTTACAGATGTGAGAGTTGAAATCCCACCAGCACACCAACACTTAGTGGAGCGCATGATTAATTGCTTGATGCTAGTTATTTTCTCCCCAACGCAAAATCTGTTGTGATCTAGTGATTCAGGAGTCTCTTGAGCCCCCCCGATCACTCCGGCAATAGTACGTGTATCCACTTTACCTTGAGAACTACTCTCATCAAAAGATTGAGGGGTGAAGTTGGGGTACATAATTGGGCAAAAAGAAGCTGCACCAGGACCAGCAATTTCAAAATCCTTACCTCCAGCAACTTCTACAACAAAATCAACGTTCTGGGCCACGTTAGAGGGAGCTCGTAGCGGATTTATAACATTGAGGCGACATTCACCAATAGTGTCATTGAAATTAGACCAGGGAGTCAAGGCCATGTAAGGAATCTCAATGACAAAAGTGTCAGATTGGGTCATATCTAGAAGATGCCTGAAAGCAAACATAGACTGGTTCTGAGTCATGCTGCCAGTAGTTCCTGAAGCTGTTGGGCGGAAAACGAATTCTAATAGCCCCGTGTGGAACTCAGTCTTTGCAAAGCGGATGGTATAAACGATCGAACCTCTCCACAACTGAGCAAACCTAGCTAAGAAAGCGATAGGCGTAAAGGTAGTTAAGGCCCTACCCTGATAGACTGATCCACCATTAACATATTGCCATGGTCCATGATTCCAGTTAGAGAGAGTAGCCGCTGTAGCTGTGGAGGTGGTCCAATT